AGCGCCGTACAGAGCGCATGAAGTTTTCCACAGTTGAATATATGCCACAGATAGGGTAGCTCCCGAACAGTACAAGCCTAGTACCTTCTGTGGCATTGATTATAGGCAGATTACGGAGGCGGTAATCATGGCAGAACTGACTTCAGAACAGATCAGAGAGGTTATAGACCTATACGACAGGATTCAGAACCAGGCAAAGGTTGCCAAAATGACTCATCATTCCCTAAAGACAGTCAGCAAATATCTGATTGCAAACGGAAGAGGAAAGGGCATCGGAGGCAATCAGCACTACAAGATCACTGACGAACAGATTCTCCAAGGGATATCCGATGGATTGACCAGACAGGAGATAGCGGACAAATACGGAGTTCACGTCGAGAATCTTGCAAAGAGAATGAAGAAGCTTGGTGTCCATGCCAAGTATGCGACAAGCGAAAAGCAGAAGATATCAAAGGGATGGCACTTTTCGGAAAATGGTCAAAAATTTATTGATAAGCATTGTGAAGGCAAATATGAATTTCTGGCATATAAAGGTCGGAGATACAGAATCAGGTGCAAAAAATGCGGAAGTATCATTGAGAGAGGAAAAAGCACATTAAAAAAGTATCAGACCACTTGCGAGTGTTACGAAGAAGAAAAGAGAGAACAGAAGGAATTAAGAGAAGCACGAATCCGACTGATGCGCTCTCTTTCGCTGATAGCAGAGTTAAAGATCCCGAAGAAGTGTGAAGCCTGTGGAGAGACGTTTTATTCTCAATACAAGCATCAAAGATACTGTTCAAAGAGTTGCAAAGGACGATATCGGGGAGGAAACTTCAAAAACAGGTGCAAAAAGTACAATGTCTTTTATGACCCTTCTGTCACACCAATAAAAGTATTTGAGAGAGACCACTATCAATGCAAGATATGTGGTCTTTTGTGTAACACAGACGACAACACATGGAATGGATTTTTCGGAGCATGGTACCCGACAGTAGACCATATAATCCCGCTATCAAAAGGCGGTACACATACATGGGATAACGTTCAATGTGCTCATGCACGTTGCAATTCAGTTAAAAGAGACTTAATCACGGTATAAAGAGAGGAGGTCTGGACGTGACAGATCTTGTAGGAGCCGCCAAGAGCGGAAACAAAAGGGAGACACTGATTGCATTAAGAGACATTTTAGCAAACACAATCCAAAACTGTGAGAGCGGAAGAGATATGGCCTCAAACACCAAGCGACTGATGGAAGTCATGGCAGAGATTGAGGCACTTCCAGAAGAGACCACAAAGAAGGTTTCAAAGCATGACCGCCTAAAGAGGAAGAATGAGAACAGGTAGGCAAGAACCGACATATTCAGTCGTTGGTGATTATGCCTATTCATACGGATCTGAAGTGGTTGAAATGTTTGAAGACGAAGGCGGTGCGACGTTTTACCCTTCACAGAAACGTGAATTGGAGCTGATGTTAGCCAGAAACAAGAACGGTGAACCATCAGCTTTAACCATTGGCATTTCAAAGCCAAGACAAAACGGGAAATCCTATGCGGCAAGATATTATGCCGTGTATATGAGCGTATTTGAACACCGAGAAGTTTTGTATTCGGCACACCATAGCACGACAACTAACAAGATGTTCAACGCTCTTTGCAATCTGTTTGAGAGTCCTGAAAGATATCCCGACTTTGCAGCGGACGTGAAGAAAATCAGTCATGTGAGGGGATATGAGGGGATATACTTCAAGGATTGGAAAGACGAAGACGGAGAGATTCATGACGGCGGTTGCATAGAATTTGCAACGAGAACCAACAGCGGAGCCAGAGGCGGTACATATTCGGTGATTATCATCGATGAGGCCCAGGAACTGACCAACGAACAGCAAGAAGCAATGCTTCCTGTCATTTCAGCAGCATCCGAAGTCTCCGACGTAGAAATGATGCCACAGCAGATCTTCATTGGAACTCCTCCTAATTCGGCTTGTCATGGAACAGTATTTGCAAACATGCACCGAGACGCACACGGAGAAGAAAAGGGCGGTTTTTGGTGGCTTGAGTGGAGCATAGAGAGCAAGAACCTCAAAGAGACGATATGTGATGCTGACAGAGCTCTTGAGTTGGCCTATGAGACCAATCCCGCTATGGGTTACAGAATAGCCGAAAAGACCATCCTAAACGAGTATGAGACCATGAGCATTGATGGATTCGCCCGCGAACGACTCGGATGGTGGAGCCCTGTTGCGACGGAAAAGATAGATTATGCGATACCGGCAGATGTCTGGGATGCGTGCAAGTCATCTGAACAGAAGCCGGAAGGGAAAACGGCATACGGTGTCAAATTCAGCGCGGACGGTTCGGAAGTATGCCTATGCGGGGCAGTGATCGGAGAAGAGAGGGCCAGGATCTCACTGATAGAAGTCAGGCCCACTGGTCACGGTATCAGATGGCTGTCTGACTGGCTGAATGAAAGATACAATAAAGCATCATGCGTGGTAATAGACGGACGGAACGGTGTCGACGTTCTGGTGGACAGGATCTCGGAGACATGGAAGGCGAAGGGGTCGGTGATTCGTCCATCGGTGAAAGACGTACTCGCAGCAGTGAGCGGTCTGGTGGAAGACATCAACGAACAGTCGGTCACATGGTATGAAAAGCAGGAAGCATTGAGAGACAGTGCGGTCACAAGCATTAAGCGACCAATAGCAGGAGGCTGGGGATTCGGAGGAGATAATTCAATCCCGATTGAAGCGTGCGCGCTCGCTCTATGGGGAGCGAAGCAGAGCAAACGTCAGCCCGGTAAAAAAATGCTGATAGGGTGAATGATATGTTGAACATTGGAGAAGTAGTCGGATTAACTGAATACGAGCAGTCGCGGTTCCAGAAGCTGTTGAATGTGTATAACTCTCACAGTATCAAGAATATGCAGAAGGACAGATACTACGAGGGGAAAATATCTCTCGGAGAGGTCAATCTGGGTATTGCACTCCCGGAAAACATCAGAGGACTCGAAATTGGATGTGCATGGGGTGCAAAAACAGTTGATGTTCTGGCTGCTCGCTCAATGTTTGACGGTTTTGTCGGGATGAATGGCGCGGAAGTGGCAGATCTGGACAGAATAACAGTCGAAAATAACCTGATCGCGGAGTATATGAAAGCCTGTCGGGATGAGCTGAAGTACGGATGCACATTCGCGACACTCTCCGCAGATCCTGAAATCGGGGTCAAGATCAGATTTCACTCTCCGCAGACAGCAGCAGCGCTCTGGGATGGCGAAAAGGGTCGTATTTCGTGCGGATTCGCAGTGATAGACTCAATCCCGGATGAAAATGATATATCGTGGACTCCTTCGCTCATAAACATGTACACAGATGAATATATCTGGGTGATCCAGCGGAGAGATACAGTCTGGTATGCGGAGCCATACGCTCACAAGATGGGCCGTCCGCTCATGGAGGCGCTTATCTGGAATGCAACGAGCAATAAACCGTTCGGGAGATCCAGAATCAAGGAGCCAATCAGGAGACTCATTCAGGGATATGTCAGAACAATCGCCAACGCGACAATCGGGCTGGAGTTCTCGACGTCTCCGCAGAAATATCTCCTCGGAATCACGGACGAACAGTTCGAGGCGGTTGTCAACCAGAAGTTCAAGCAGTATGTCGGAAGTATAATCGCATCGACTACTAACCCAGAGACGGGAGAGAAGCCGTCATTCGGTCAGCTCCAGCAAGGAAATATATCTCCGCATGTTGAAATGATCAGAGTTCTGGCGACACAGTTCAGCGCTGCGACAGGTTTGACCGTGACAGACACGGGAGTTGTAAATGATGCAAATCCGACCAGCTCGGATGCTATTCTTGCCCAGAGTCAGACGCTTGTGGGAATGGCTGAACAGCTGAATACCGGGAATGGCGATGCGCTCCGCACGATCGGGATGATGGCGGTTGCAATATCCAATAACGTCGGGCTGAACGACCTGACAGATGAACAGAAGGATATCGTGGCGCACTTCAAGAATCCCGCAATGCCCAGCGTGGCGGTCACCGCGGATGCAGCTATCAAAATCGCATCGGCCCGCGAAGGTTTCGCCGGTACTGATACGTTTTTGGAGATGATCGGATTCGATAAGGCTGATATTCGGAGGATAAAAGCGCAGGAGCGCATGAACATGGGTCTCGCTACGGCAGCGAGCTTGATTGAATGAACAGGATATCACGAAAAGCGTGGAAGAAATATGTCGATGCACTATCAAAGATAAACGACAAGGCAGCGGAAGAGATCCGGCAATGGGCGGAAACGTTCTGTAGTGACGGATCTGGCGGAATTGACTATGACAATCTTTTGAAAGCCTATGACAAGTTCGACCGTAGCTTCACAGATTACTGCTATCTGGTGGCGCGGGAGTATGGCATGGCATCGGCTGCAATGGCTGCACAAATGTATGATGCGACCGCAGAGCTCGAAGGGGCACTCGTTCCCGCAGCAGAGATGGCGGATACGGCAACATATGAAGAAGTCGCAAAAACCGTCAACGGAGTCATGAAGACATCGAAGAATATCGACGAAATGTCGGGAGCGGTGTCGAGACTGGTGAAGAAGGCGGGATGTGACACCACGCTGAAGAACGCCTATCGTGACCGGGCTGAATATGCATGGATACCGTCGGGAGATACATGTGCGTTCTGTCTGGCACTTGCTGCAAACGGCTGGGTGAGCATCGGAGAGCGGACCATCCGAAAGGGATATCAGCACGCGGAACATATTCATAGTAATTGCGACTGCACATATGCGGTCAGATTTACGCAGGACACGCAGGTGGCTGGATATGATCCGGGCAGATACATGGACACTATCAATGAAGCTGCTGAAGAATCTGGTCTCATAGAGTCGGGAGATACTGTTGAACGGAGATACGTGGGAGAAGGTCAACAGATGGGGAAAGAAGTCATCAATGCACTCCGCCGTCAGAACTACGCAAGGAACCGGGAAGAGATCCTGAAGCAGAAGGCAAGCGCATACGAGAAGCGAAAAGAGCTGAACAGCTCGAAAGCAGAAGAATCAAAAGTTGATTGAAGGGCCTCAGGGCTCTTTTTTCATAGGCTACGCGAGCCAAATCGCGGATTATTCACTCAATGGAGGATAAATTGAATATGGCAACGAATGAAACTGTGAATCAGGAAGTGGAACAGGCAACCGAACAGGCAGAAAAGACCTTCACACAGTCGGAACTCGACCAGATCATTGGAGAACGGCTCAAAAGAGAGCGCGAAAAGTATCCCGACTATGATGCACTGAAGGAAAAGGCTGCAAAGCTCGACCAAATCGAAGAGGATGCAAAGTCGGAGCTTCAGAAGGCCACAGAGAGGGCTGATAAGCTTCAGGCGGAGTTGTCCGCTATTAAGCATCGCGAAGAAGTTCGAACCGTTCGCGAAGCAGTATCCACAAAGTATGGTATCCCGGTCAATCTTTTGAGCGGTGAGACAGAAGAAGCATGTGCGGAACAGGCGAAGGCGCTCATAGACTTCAAAGCATCCGCACCGTATCCGACTGTCAAGGATGGCGGAGAGATACAAAACACAATAAAAGGCAGCACCCGCCAGCAGTTCGCTGAGTGGGCGAAAAATGCACTAAATTCATGAAAGAGAGGACAAAGAAATGGCACTTGTAGGAACACCCACCAACAGAACAAGCATCGACCTTCCCGTTGATGTATCAAACGAAATTCTTCAGAAGGCACAGGACTCATCCGCAGTCATGAAGCTGGCAAGGCAGATCGCACTTCCCGGAAGAGGCGCTGCCATAAACGTGATCACATCTGATCCGACAGCATCATGGGTGGGAGAGACAGCTGCAAAGCCTGTCAGCAATCCCGGTCTCGAGACGAAGGTCATGAGAGCATACAAGCTCGCAGTGATCGTTCCCTTCTCGAACGAGTTCAGGCGCGATGTCGCAGCTCTGTACGATGCACTTATCAACAGACTCCCCGGCGCACTCGGACAGAAGTTCGACAATACCGTATTCGGTGGCACGGCAGCTCCCGGATCAGACTTCGATACGTTCGCATCTGTTACCCAGCACGATATCGAGACTGATACCTATGCTGGATTCGTAGCAGCTGACGGAGATATCGCTACGCATGGCGGTATCATGAACGGCATCGTCCTGTCTCCTCAGGGCAAGGGAGTCGTTCTCGGAGCTACAGATCAGGATAAGAGACCCCTGTTCATCAACAGCGTGGCAGAGGGTGCAGTTCCCATGATCCTGGGCGCAAGGACAGAGCTGTCAAAGGGCGCATATGTAGCAGGAACACCCAACGTTCTCGGATTTGCCGGTGACTGGTCACAGGCAGTATACGGAACCGTAGAGGGTGTTGTGATCGACTATTCCGCAGATGCAACACTGGATCTCGGAGGCGGTAACGTGATCAATCTGTTCCAGCAGAACATGTTCGCAGTTCGCGCTGAGATAGAGGTCGGCTTCCGTGCAGACACTTCAGTGTTCAACGCACTGGTTGATGCTTGATGGTAAAGTTCGTCAACAGACGGACGGGCTCAACCTTTTGGGTTGCGGACAACAGAGTTGAAGAGTACAAGGCTGCGGGTCACAAGCTCGCAGCCGATTCTTCTTCGAAAATAAAGCCCGAAAAGGAAATCCCGGACGAAAAGGAGCCTGAAAAGGCACCAAAGGAAAGCGAGTCTGACAGTAAGGTGAAAAAGCTGGTCAAACCCAGAAGAAAGAAGGCTTGAAATGGCATATGCTACGACGGAAGACATAGAAATCAGAATAGGACGCGAACTGACAGAGGAAGAAGCCGGAATATGCTCAGCATCTCTCGACGATGCAGCGCTGATCATCGACTCGTATAACTCTGAAGCAGACGCTGACATCAAGAAGACGGTCTCCTGTCGTATGGTCATTCGTACCCTCGACACTACGTCAGATATACCGCTTGGAGCATCACAGGGATCAATGACTGGACTCGGATATTCGCAGTCATGGACCATCGGAAGTGGTGGAGGAGCAGGAGAGCTCTATCTGTCAAAGCTGGAAAAGAAACTGCTCGGTGCTGGAAACGCTATCGGATCATATTCGCCGGTTCAAGAGCTGGCGGGGAGTTCATCATGAAGGGAATGACAATATATCTCGTTCAAACCACGCAGACAGGCACTGATCCATTCGGGCAGCCTATCGAAACAGAGGAGCTTATCCCGGTGGAAGACTGCTTGGTGGGCACTCCCAGCACGGACGACATCACAGATACGCTCAACCTCTACGGCAAGAAGGTGGAATATGTGGTCGGGATCCCGAAAGGGGACAATCACGTCTGGACAGATGCAGTGGTGGAGATCTGGGGCGAGCGCTTCAGGACCATCGGGTATCCCATGACAGGAATTCAGGAGAATATCCCACTGCGATGGGGACAGAACATCAAGGTGGAGCGCTATGGCTAATAAGGTCAAATTCGAGCTGAACCGGGCAGGAGTCCGGGAGCTCATGAAATCAAACGAGATGGTGTCTGTACTTGAAGGATACGGCAAGAACGCACTGTCCTCTCTGGGGGACGGATACGAGATTGAAACATTTCAGGGAAAAACAAGGGCAAATGTGGAAGTCAAGGCCGTTTCATTCAAAGCACGGCGGGAAAACATGTCGGATAACACGATATTGAAGGCGGTACACTGATATGATTGAAAAATCCATATATGACTATCTGAAAACCGAACAGGATATCGGTGTATATCTGGAGCGTCCGAAAAATCCCCCGGAAAGATACTATCTGATAGAAAAGACCAGCGGAGGCATGACGAATCACATCATGAATTCGACCATCATCGTCCAGTCGTATGCTCGGTCTCTATATGAGGCCGCAGACATGAACGAATTCATCATAGAGCTGATGCTTGAAGCGGTATCTCTGGTAGATATATCGAGAGTATCGCTGAATTCAAATTACAACTACACGGACCCGAACACAAAACAGTACCGCTATCAGGCGGTGTTTGACATTACTCACTATTAAGGAGGACAGAAAAATGGCTAATACAGCAACAAACGTAAGCGCCGGAAAGCCTAACGTCTCCGGGGCAATATGGGCAGCACCCATTGATACCGCACTTCCGACGGACACCAGTTCCGCGCTGACTGGTTTCGCGTGCCTCGGATACTGCTCAGAGGATGGCCTGACAAACAGCACCAATCTGGAGAGCGAGACGGTCAAGGCATGGGGCGGAGATACCGTTCTGACAATACAGACATCAAAGGAGGACTCCTTCGCATTCACTCTTCTGGAGGTCCTGAATGTGGACGTGCTGAAGTTCGTCTATGGCGCTGACAATGTGTCGGGCGATCTTGCAACAGGTCTGACAGTGACTGCGAATAGCTCCGAAGTAGACGAAGTAGCTCTGGTCATCGATATGATCATGCGTGAAGGTGTGGCAAAGCGTATCGTGATCCCTGACTGCAAGATCTCTGAGGTGGGCGATATCGTCTATTCAGACAGCGAGGCAGTCGGATACGAGACTACGGTGATGTGCATGCCCGATGCGAGCGGAAACACTCACTACGAGTACATGCTGAAAGCGTGACGTACATATGAAGATAAAGACAAAGAGCGGATTTGAATGCAATGTCAATGAGAAGAAGGCAAAGGACTGGAGATTTATCAAGCTCCTTGCGTTATGTGACAGCGGGGATGAGTCGGATGCTCTGAAGGGAATCACACAGGCGGTCCCCTTTTTGCTGGGCGATAAAGGCGAAGCATCTCTGATGGAGCATGTCTCGAAGGATGGCATAGCATCGGCGGAAGACATCATGGTTGAATTCAAGGAGATCATGACACAGGTCGGAAACGCCTCGACTGAAACAAAAAACTGATAATCCTTGCCGGTATGATAGCGACCGACAGGGATGCAGTGGTATGTGACTTCGCGGAAACATACAGAATATACGACATTGAAGCTCTCCCGGTGGATTGTGCAGCCACGCTCGCTGCTGGTCTCCGGGAGAATTCTCGTATTCGCATGAAAATGGCGGGAGTGAAAGCAGATCTGAAAGCCATGCTCCTCGCTATGATCGCGGACAACACAGCTATCAACATATACGCAAAGACGAAAGATGCAAAATCAGGGCGAAATAAGCCGAAATCGCTTGCTAAAGCCCTATTTGATACAGAGGATGAGGTCAGACACTTCGAAACGGGCGACGACTTCATGAGAGAGTGGGAGAAATTGACACATGGCGACTGAACTCGGAAAAGCATATGTCCAGATAGTACCATCAGCACAGGGAATATCGGGGTCAATATCGGGAGTTTTAGGAGATGAAGCCACTGGAGCCGGAAAGAAGGCGGGGCTGAACATTGCCGGGGGAATCGGCACGGCACTCAAAGGCGCGACCGGTATAATGGCAGCCGGCACAGCAGCAGTATCCGCAGCTCTTATCAAGGGGGCCGGCGATGTGGCTGAATACGGCGATAATATCGACAAGATGTCCCAGAAAATGGGGCTCTCCGCATCGGCTTATCAGGAATGGGACGCGGTGATGCAGCATTCCGGCACAAGCATGGAAACCATGAAGGCATCCATGAAGACTCTCGCAAACGCAGCGGAGACAGGAAATAAGGCTTTTGAGGCTCTGGGAATATCTCAGGAACAGCTCGCAACCATGTCCCAGCAGGATCTTTTCGAGGCAACTATCGCGGGACTTCAGAACGTGACGGACGACACCCAGCGCACATATCTGGCTGGAAAGCTCCTCGGAAGAGGCGCGACAGAGCTCGGTGCGCTCCTGAACGCATCAGCGGAAGACACTCAGGCAATGCGCGACAGGGTGAGAGAGCTCGGTGGAGTAATGTCTGACGATGCGGTCAAGGCTGCTGCTGCATTTCAGGATAACATGCAGGATCTAAAGACAGCCATGAGCGGACTCGGAAGAGGGCTTATTTCCGAAGTATTGCCCGGATTCAATCAGGTCATTGAGGGATTTACGTCACTTGTAGCGGGAGAAGAAGGCGCGGTCGACAAGCTGAGTACCGGCTTCAGTACGCTTTTCACCAGTCTGGACGGAATAGCGCAAAATGTCGTTGCAAAGATCACGGAAATGTTCCCATCAATCATCAGCGGGATATCGACGTTGCTACCGCAGGTCATCAGCATGGCATCGTCTCTGATCATATCGCTCTCACAGGCTATTATTACTCAGCTTCCGACCATAGTGACTACAGTGATACCCGCGCTGGCAAAGGCATCTCTGGACATCATTGTGGCGCTCGGACAGGCTCTGATCCAAGCAGCGCCGGCTCTGCTCGAAGCGGGCCAGCAAATAGTCCAGATGTTCACTGAATCATTCAATGGGACAGATATGCTTGCTAAGGGCTCAGAGATGCTACAAGGGGTGCTCGACGGCATAACCACATCGCTTCCGGGACTCCTCCAGAGTGGCACTGATATCGTCATGAATCTGGCGAACGGCCTTCTGAATGCGCTTCCCGGACTGATAACAGCAGCCGGTCAGCTCCTGAATCAGTTCGTACAGTTTTTCATGCAGAACTATCCGACCATCATGGAGGCCGGAGCGAATCTCCTGCTGAAACTGACAGAAGGCATTGTGACTCATTTGCCTGAGATCGTAGCAGCGCTCGTTATGGTACTGGGACAGCTGATACTAACCATAGCAACAAATCTCCCTCAGTTTGCAGTGAAGGGCGGAGAAATCATCATCAAGCTGATTGCCGGCATAGCAAAACAGACCGGAAGCCTACTTGTGAAAATCGGACAGGTGATCGCGGGCGTGGTTAAAGCGTTTGCTGATGCAGCAAAAGGGTGGCTGAAAATCGGCACAAACATCGTTCAAGGCATTATAAACGGCATCAAGGAGGGCGCGAAAGGTCTGTTCAGGAGCATTCGGGAGCTCGCAGAGAATGCGCTTCAGACAGCAAAGGACGCTCTGGGGATAGCGTCGCCGTCAAAAGAGGGAGCGTATCTCGGAAAGATGCTCGACAGCGGTATCGCAAAGGGCGTGACGGGCAATCTGGGCGTCATAGATAGCGCAATGGATGAAGCATCCGCCAGAACGCTCGACGGATTCAAGGTAGCTGCGAATGCCAACTACGAGACCACAGGCAATTCAGGCTCCGTGACTTTCAACAATGTGTTCAACATCAACGGCACAGACAGAGATCCGAGAGAACTCGCAGAAGAAATCTCATATTATCTTGAAGCCGATAGACAGAGAGCGGCAGGAGTGTGGGCATGAATTATTTTATATTTGGAAAAATCAATCCTCAAGACTATCACATGTGCGCCGCCGATAAAAATCAGTTCGAAGGTGGCGGAAAAGTGATTGAGACAATCAAGATACCCGGCAGAACAGGGACGTTATCCATTGAAGACGGCTCTTTTGAGAACATCCCGATAACTTATAAGGTGATATGCAAAGGAAACGTCAGAGAGAACATAAAAGCCTTTAGGAATAAACTGTCAGCGACTTCCGGTTATTGCCGTCTGTCAGACACATTTGACCCCGATATCTTCATGAATGCAAGATATGCGGATAAGTTTACGGTTGACACTTCTGACCGCAAGAACGCAGCGTTCACGGTAAATTTTGACTGTGATCCGAGGAAGTTCCTTGTAAGAGGGGAAAAACCAATCAGCATCACAAGCGGATTCAGAATTAAGAACCCCACTTTACATGATGCAAACCCTCTCATTGATGTCGTCGGATCTGGTACGATATCAATCAATTCTGTGTCGGTGATAGTAAGCGGCGTCTCTGGTGAAACAATCATCGATTGCGACACTCAGGAAGCCTATTATGGAGCAGTAAGCCGAAACAGTAATATAACTCTTGATAACGGGGAGTTCCCTAAGCTCACTCCCGGAGAGAACACGATCACATACAGTGGTTTTGCAAGCGTCAAGATCACTCCCAGATGGTGGACTATATGAAACCAATCCTATTCACAGAAAATTCAACAGATTTCACAACTAATGGCATTGGAAGGTTATCTGATGCCATTTCTTGTGTGGTTAGGGAAGAGCGCAACGGACAGTATGAGCTGGAAATGGTTTATCCTGAATCGGGAGCGCACTTTTCAGAGATAGCCATCAGAGGGATCATAGTTGCAAAGCCTTCCGCAAATTCATCTGTTCAGCCTTTTCGCATTTACAAGATAAGCAGACCAATCAACGGAAAAGTCACCATTGAGGCACAGCATATAAGCTATGACCTCACCAAGAATGTGACAATGCCTTTTTCTGTAACAGCATCAGCCACAGCCTGTGCGTCTACGCTTGCCGGTCTAAAGAGCAACGCGGTTGAGAGTTGTCCGTTCAGCTTTTGGACGGATGTTACCACGGTTGCAAGCTACACCCAGATAGTCCCCGAATCTATACGCTCAAGACTTGGAGGAGTGGCGGGAAGCGTTCTGGATCAGTTCGGTGGTGAGTATGAGTGGGACGGATATACAGTCAAGCTCTACCGAGACAGAGGCACGACAAGAGATATCACCCTTCGCTATGGCAAGAACATCACGGATCTGGAGCAGGAGGAGAACATTGCCAACACAGTGACCGGAGTGGTCCCTTATTGGACAAACGCGGACGGAGATCAGGTAGTCACTCTCCCAGAGAAGGTGGTTAGGTCGAGCCATGCTTCCGAGTATTCATCCTTTTTGACAATTCCCTTAGACTTATCAAACGAGTGGGATGAAGCTCCGACAGCCGAAGCGTTAAGGACTGCCGCCACAGTCTATGTGAATCAACAGGGATTCGGAGTTCCTAAAGTTTCAACCACGGTTTCATTCGTGAATCTGGCGGATACAGAAGAATATAAAGACCTTATACCTCTTCAGAACGTCAATCTATGCGACACAATCACGGTTCAGTTTGAGGAGCTGGGGATTGATACCACTGCAAAGATTGCAAAGACCGTTTACAACGTACTGAAGGAGAAATACGACGAACTTCAAGTCGGTTCGCTGAAATCCAACCTTGCAAGCACGATCACAGACATGGAAGCATCAACAGCCCAGTCTATCAGCGACACAGGCAAGAGAGTCTTTGCAGAGGCCAATACAGAGGCCCAGGATCTCATAAACAACGCGACAGCATGGCTCACATCATCCGGCGGGTATGTAGTTGCGGTAAAGAATACAGATGGTACATGGAAAGAGCTGCTTTTCATGGATACAAACGATGTCACAACCGCTCACAATGTTCTTCGCATAAACGAAAACGGCATAGGCTTTTCATCATCGGGTGTAAGCGGACCATACAAGCAGGGCTGGACACTTGACGGGAATATACTGATAGGCGGATCTAACGCGGCCGGATTAACGGTATATAAAAGGGTTAACGGGGTGGATACCGTACTATTTCAGATTGACCCAAATAAGATTATATGGAACACACCAAATTCAAGCATGGATGCATATGGCACTCTCACTCTGAACGGTGGCACGCTGAACATGGGCGGGGAAAATGATGGTGAAATCCATATGTACGATTCAAGCGGCAGAGAGCGTGGACTGTGGAATAGAAGCCGATTCAGAATCAAGAATTCAAGTGGCGATACTATATTCGAGGCATCGGGAGACGGTCTGACTGTAGATGGAGACTTTCACACGGATCATATTGACCTTGAAGATAATACAATAATATTTGATGATGATTCGCGAATTGAAGGCGCGGGGTATGGAAACGGCATCAATATTAATTCTAACACGGTTGTTTTTAGTGTTGACAGCGTACAGGTTACTGAAGATAGAGGAGATACCGGCGTATATACGGGTGATACGGGAAGCTGCTGGGTGAAGCATGATGCCGGAAGTGACACGTGGTATCAGCTTACTTTTGTAAATGGCATATGTGTGGGAGGACTTGACTAATGATAATTCAGAATTTTGATCTCAATTTAATACCGGATTCAGCGCCTGTCGTGGTCCATGTAGATCAGTATGACCACGGCACGGGAAGACTCCGCATATCTCTCTATGAAGGGGATGTACCATATGAACCCAGCGGAACGGCACAGATACAGGGTTCAAAGCCAGATGGCAGAGGATTCCTGTATAACGCTACACTGTCGGGCAACGTGGTGACGGCGAACCTCGAAGAACAGATGACCGCGGTGGCCGGAAAAGTCCTCGCACAGGTGGTTGTGACAGAAACCTCTGGACGCATAGGATCGTTCAAGTTCATCCTCGATGTACAGAAGAGCGCTCTCCCCGATGACACCGATATGTCGGAATCCGACTATCAAGCCATAGAGGAGCTGATTGAAGAAGCGCAGGAAGTGGCAGAGGAAGTCGCCGAGGACAGAACTGCGGCAGAGAATGCTGCCACATCAGCGGAGGACAGCGCGGAAGATTCAGAGGCATGGGCAAAGGGTACAAGGAACGGTACGGCAGTACCGCCTACAGATCCGACCTATCAGCAGAACTCAAAATACTGGGCCGGACAGGCAGAGCAGTATGCACAGGGAGGGCTGAAGTTCGTTGGCACTATATACTTCGCAAGCCTTCCCACCAGCGGAATGCGGGCTGGCGATATGTATAACATCAAGGACGCATTTACCACGGATTCGAGATTTGAAGAGGGTGCGGGCATCAGATACCCCGAAGGC